GAGTCATCATCTTACCCAAAGTAGGCGATGATGTCTTCAGTTCTTCCGGGAACCACATGCGTTGTGTCTTGAACCAAGGAACAACCATGTTGAAGCGGGTCAGCTTGTTGACCATCGGTCTAATACCAGGAGCTCCGTTCTTCTCCGACGAGGCAAAGACGAAGTAGGTATTCCGTGTCGTCATCTCTCTGGAGATCCACGGAATGAAACCACCCTGCTGACCACTGACCTCAATGCCCACAGACTGAGGCTTGTAGATGCGGCAGAAATTGAACAGGTGATCGATGGTCTTATCCATCGTCATGCGTAAAGCGACACCATCCACCCAGAACCAATTACCTGTAGCGTTATACGCCCAGACGGAAATGACGCTATCGTCCGCAGACTGTTTGTCTGAGGTAGCGAAGTCAGTGGTGATGTAGAAGTTATAGTTCTCTTTGCGTGCAAGAAGATCATGACGCTTGTACCAAAGGATCTCGTGATCCTGCACAAGCCTATTTTCCTCGGACGAAATACGAAGCATCAGCTCTTGTTGGAAGGCTTCTACCTTCCCAGTCAGAACCGACATGTCATATTGGTCTTTAACGTAGTCGTAGCTGAAACGGTCTTCCCACGCTCCACGAAACTCTTCGCGAGTACAAGGGAACTTCTCGCACACAGGCCAGACGTTTACATCCCAAGCACCTGATTGCACGGCTTCAATCAGAATGTCTTCAAGATTGAATGGTGTTCCGTTGAACACAATCATTTTGCGCTGCGGATCCAGAGCATAATCAATGCCCTTGTACACAGTATCTTTGATTGCCAGCATCGAAGCCTTAGACTTTGCATCATCATCGGACACAAGGTCATCGAGCACCGCGAGTGTGGGTCTCTTACCAAAGATCTTAGTACCACGAATGCCGGTCTTTGCACCAAACATTTTACAGCCGAGTCTATGTCCATCCTTAGACTTGAACTCTACGTAAGCATCAGTGAACTTAACGCCCTCAGATGGGAGCCAATGCTGTAAGAACTCACTGTTCCAATAGCGGTACTCGATGTTCTTACGAGCAGACTTTACCCCGTTATCCATGGAGTCGGACACATAGATCATACCAGTGATCTCTCCGAAACCAGGGATGCCCTTCATCACTGCGATGAACAGGACGAGGTACTCGAAGAAGAGAGTCGTCTTGGCAGCACCACGGAAACACAGATTAGCGACACGTCGGTTACCCGACACCAGCTTGTCTAGCATCATGAGGTGAATGACGGGCGTCTTGTTCTGTTCGCCCTCTCCACCGTTCACCAGTTTGATGAAGGCTAGATACATAAGAGAGAACTCCGAGGGCACATAGCTTTCGAAGTCCGTATAATCTACCTCATCAAGCCACTCATCTAGAGTGCGCTTTTCAAGTTCGACTTTAATTGGGTCAATGTTCATGAGAGTTAAGGTACTGGGGTCGCAGTTCCCTCAATAACGAGGGGTGCTTCTGCAATCCGCTTAACATCTCCACCCATTTCGATGAACTCTTTTTGTTGCTGAGCCATGGCAAGCATGGAAGCTCTAAGCTCCGTCATGCCTGAGGACTCTTGAACGCCAAGATTGATGTTGACCTCTTTGGCTTGCGGAGGTGTCAGGTGACGAACCAATGAGTCAGCAGCAGCTACCCTGTCTTTGTTGAGAGCGGTCGCATCCATGGCAATCTCTGCTAGAACACCAACAGCTTCATGGAATTTTCCCTGGTGCATGACAAATGCGGGGATAATTGTCTGTTGCAGGATCGCAGAGACCAGTTGTCCCTTATGATACGCTGAAACAAAGCTACTCATCTGCTTTGCATCGTAGCCTTTGGCTACCATTGTCCGCATTCTGTCGGGGAATGTCAGCTTAAATGCATCTTGGTTGCTGTGACCCAGCAGCTTATACGTCGTGTAAGCCACGGCGTTGAGATAATCGTCGGTCTTGTATTTCCCTTCCAGCAATACCTTGGTGTAGCTGATGAAGTTACGCTCAAACTCCTCGCCTACCAACGGATCAGCCGTCATGTTGTTCAGCTTATCCACAAACGAAGGCGTTACAGCCGTTCGTAGGTGAGCTGGAAGGGAGTTAATTACTTCTGTTTGGGTCAATGCCATCTAGGGCAGCCTCTTCTATTTGCGTTTGAAATCTAGCAGTTGGAGCCTCATACCTTACTCGCCTGCCTATGAGAGGGTCGGGTTCCGCTGTCAGTTTGGTTTTCTGGTTTCCCAAACAAGACATGCTGTGGCGGGGAGATGAGGCTGGTCACCTCTAATAACTCCCCGCCACCAAGTTTTCCTAAATCTCGCCGTCAATTCGCGACGGCTGGAAGATTGAACGGAAGACGGACATGAAACCCTTTTGGATATCGGTCTTACCAATAGCGAACCAACGGCCATCAAATTTGATGCCGCCCTGTCCGAGGGTATCCACCTTGTCGAGGTAGCGAAGAACCAACTCCTCCAAACGCTTTCCTTCGTTCACGAGGTCCACATTCTGCGACGACTGGTCTCTGTAGCCCGCAACGGGCAAGCCTTTGTGTTCGGACATTTGCAAGGGGCTCCTTTTTTGGTCTTGCACTTTAGCCTCTAGGGGGGTTTAAGGCGTCTGTCCATAAGGACTCGCCTCTGGAACTCTCTCTAAATCTATAGAGAAGAGAAACGGACAGAAGATGTGTGATGTGTAATTATAATACATAACTGTTACAATACTAATGTATTGTATTAAAGTAATGTGTAATTAAGCCGTCTACTCGGCTGCCTTTGGTTCGGCAGTCGTCGGCTACGCCTCCTCCTTTGAACCCGGCAACCTCGTTTGACAAAAGAGTAAGAGAGTTGTTGACTGGATTGGTTCCATTCGACAATGGTTATTCTAGTCACAACGAGGTATCTAAATGGCTAGAACTCCCAAGCGTACTACCCGTCGTCAGCCTGCAAAGGTTGAAGCTCTAAATTTTGAGCTTAAAACTATCAAGCCTATGACGGATAACCAGCTTAAGGTTTTCCAATCGACCAAGAACCAAGTCCTCCATGGGTGTGCAGGTACAGGTAAAACTTTCATCAGCTCATACCTCGCATATCAGGCCATGATGGAAGGCAAACACTCCAAGCTTATCTACGTTCGAAGTGCTGTAGCTACACGAGCTATCGGACATCTTCCCGGTACAGAAGCAGAGAAGACTGCTGTCTATGAGGCTCCGTACTCTGCCATTGCAACTGAACTTTTTGGTAGAGCAGACGCATACGAGTACATGAAGAAGAAGGACTTGGTTCAATTCAAGTCAACTTCCTTCGCAAGGGGTATCACTATCCAAGGGGCTGTGGTTATTGTCGATGAGTGTCAGAACATGGACTTCCATGAGCTCGATACAATCATGACAAGATTCGGTCCTGGGGCACGCTACTTCTTCTGTGGTGACTTCAGACAGGCTGATCTAAAAGACAACGGCATCAAGAAGTTCTTTGATATCCTCAAGGAGCTAGGTAAGGACTTTGAATACACAGAGTTCGTGGAAGCCGACATCGTTAGGCATGATCTGGTCAAACGCTACATCATTGCCCGTAACAAATACGAAGATTCTCAGAGAAAGATCTAGGAGTCCTTGTTTTGAAGACCAATCCTAATTGATTGGTTTGTACAGATCGTCCTTCCGCTTTATGAGGAAGCAGGAGGACGAATTGAGGGAGGGAGAAGGCGCTGTTGGGGATAACTCTAGCGACACTCTCTCCCTCATATAGAACACGGGGAGAACTCTCCTTGAGTCGTGCAGTCTTTGGCTAGTTAAGAGCACGCAGTATTAAACCGCTCACAATGCGACAATCTAATGAGAGAAGGTGTATAGGTTAGATTGAAGTTAAAGCTGTGGTTCTCCCCGTCCGTCTCACGGAAGTGCAGCCAATTGAGTCCAAACTAGCAAAAGTTTAATATGTCTTGGCTACTCTCGTGAGAAGTAGCTCGCGATATCTCCACACAAGTACGCGGTGTGGTCAGACAAAGAGATCACATAGCTCAGCTGGATAGAGCATCTGCCTTCTAAGCAGAGGGTCATAGGTTCGAGTCCTATTGTGATCGCCAAAGACACGTTGGGTGCACCTGACGTTAGAGAGAGGATCGGTTCCCGTTGGGTCGTGAGTTCGAGTCTCACCTTCTGGACACGGGAGTAGCTTAGTTGGTAGAGCAACCGGAAGGATCAATCCTCTCTCGAAATCATCCCTTAACCTGGGGGATTGGCCCTGACAGACGGCCATCAGTGTCGTGGTTGACCACAGTCTGTCGTTATTCAGCACCTGGTTCACTAGGAGTCTGCATCGGCTAGGAAGGTAGTCGTTAAGTGTGAGTACACAGTCCTTAGGAAACCCCGGTCGGTAGGCCGGGGTTTCTTTTTTTGGTCTGTGACCGATTGCCAATAACCGGGCACATTGTCACCCTTCAGATAAAGCGCAGGTACTTCGGAAAGGAAGGGCGGCAATGGCAGGACGTGAGTTAAAATATTCCAATAGTACTGGGCTATATAGCGGAGGTATGAACACAGGACGAAGCCTACCCCCATTAACAGAGTATGAGATCTTCTGTGACAACTATCTTAAACTTCATCCTAAGACAGATAAGAAGTCTGTGTTTAGAGATCCAAAGAGACTTAGAGCAATGTCACTAGCGTGGAGAACCCCCAGCGATAGAGTTCAGATTGCCTCTCGCTTTGGGCTCACATCACCCACTATCTCTCTGCTTTTAAGTAAACTCCCCACAGAATTGAGATAGTCTCATGAACCATGGGATGAAGTCTGGGAACAGATAGACCTGTTTTATGAACCAATAGAACAATCAGATGATCATCAAGATTGATGCCCCCGATGAGCTACTTGAGAAAGCCTTCAAGCAAGCTGTCCTAGCCAAGGGTACACCTGACAAGATCACCTACGATGTCCTCCTAAGTAAGACACATAGGTTCATAGTTAGTGGAATTAAGGCAGGAGTCAGCGTTCGGTACAGGTTGAGATAACAGCGTTCGATCAAAACAGATAGAGGACATTTCTCATATTTATATGAAAAGTCCCGGTAATTTTCATATGTACCTGTGAGTGTAGGGGTATGGGTACATAACACCCCATAACACAAACCACCCCCCCGGTTGGCAATAACACCATAACACTTACCCACCCCACCTAACTCCCAGCGCCTTCGGCGCTAATGGATCTATTACATCCATCATGGGAGCTACAACATGTCACTCTTCACCATCACTAAGGCCGTCAACGCCTCCATCGCACGCTCAGTCGTTATCTCTGAGCTCAAGCACACTGCCAAAATCGAAGACATCACTCTTCAACTGGCATCTGCTAAAGACCTCCGTCTCAAGGACCACGCAAAGAAGCATACTGAGGCCACTCAGGCACATGCTACGTGGTACAACAGCCAAACTCCTGCTGGACAACAGCAGTTCATGGACTCCATGGCCCTCCTGCAAGCTGCAATCACTCCT